CCTAAACAAGTTGATGTAACAACTAAAGGAGAAGAAATTAAACAGATATTTAAAATAGGTAATACTGAAATTGAGCTTTAATGTCTAATAAACAAATATTATTTGAAAGTTTCCCAAACAAGACGAGTTCTTAGAAGCTGTATTTTCTAATAAATACAACTTTATCTTGTATGGTGGTGCGATTCGCTGACGTGGGGGTAAAACTTTTGCAGGATTAGGAGCTTTATTGTTACTTTCTAAAAAATATCCTAATAGTAAATGGGTAATTGTCAGAGATACGCTACAAACACTTAAAAGAACTACAATACCATCTTTTAGTAAGATTTGCCCTACTTCATTTATTAAATCTTACAATCAAGACACTCAGACAGTTACTTTTACTAATGGTAGTCAAATACTATTCTTAGGAGAAAATTATGCAGATGACAAAGATTTAAATCGATTTAAAGGACTTGAATGTAATGGTTTTCTATTTGAAGAGATAAACGAGTGCCAAAAAAGACTTTTTACAAGGCTATTGAACGTGCAGGAAGTCATATTTTACCTAACCAACCAAAACCTATTATTTTAGCTACTTGTAACCCTGCTAATAATTGGGTTAAAGAGGATTTTTACGATAAATGGAAATTAAATAGTTTACCTGAAAATTGGTTATACATACCTAGTAAAATTACTGATAATCCATACATTCCTGCTGATTATTTAGAATCTTTAAAATCAATGCCACGTTATGAGTATGAGGTGTTTGTTGAGGGTAACTGGGATTTACAAGAGCGTACAGGAGCAGAGTTTTACAAGTATTTTAGTTTAGATAAGCATGTTAAACCATGCCATTACAATCCATCTTTACCATTACATATTAGTTGGGATGAAAACGTTAATCCTTACCTACCATGTGGTATATTTCAAATACAAGATAAACAAATTAGGCTTATTGATACTATTTTAGGTGTTAATCCTAAAAATACTGTAAGGGATGTTTGTAATGAATTTAAATTTAGATATAAGCACCATAATAGCGGTTTATTTGTTTATGGTGATGCTACTAGTCAAAAGAAGATGTAAAGCAGGAGAAGGGTTATAATTTCTTTAAATTAATATGTAATGAATTAGAGAAGTATAAACCAATATTGAGGGTGTCAAAATCAAATCCTTCAATAATTATGCGTGGGCAATTTTTTAATACCGTTTTATTTAATAACTTTGCCGATATTGAGTTTATAATTGATGTTAATCAGAAGGAAGCTATTAGTGACTTTACTAATACTAAAGAGGCTTCAGATGGAACTAAGGATAAAACAAAAGTAAAGGATAGTAAGTCAGGTATAAGTTACCAACCATTTGGGCATATATCAGATTTAACAGATTATTTACTTTGCACAGCTTTTAATGCTGAATATACACAGTTCCAACGTGGTGATATAACTCAAATGGCACGTTCATTAGGCAGTAACCCAATAACAAATAATAGATTATGAAAATAAAAATACATAGAGAGCGTATAGGTAAAGATAAATGCTTTACTTTTTATATTGAAGATGTTGCAACTAATACTCTGATATATTCACCTACTTTTATTGAATGTAAGCAAAATAAACGAGATTTTAAGGTATTAAAGAATAATTTTGTAGATTATGTTACTGATATGAAACGCATGGAATTAGCAATGTTACAAGCTGAGGTTCACAAAGTTGAAGAAAATAAACATATATTAGATTTAAATAATATTAGTAACAATAGTAACAATATTAACTAATTTTACTATATTTTTGCAGTATGGCAAGATTATTAAGAGATTCAGATTATAACAGGATTATTCAATCAGATAATCTAACTCAAATAATTGAATCAAATGAACAGAATAAACTAGATGTAGAACAAGCTGCACAAGCTGAAATGATTAGTTATTTAACACAAAGATATCTAGTTAATCAGATTTTTGCAGATACTAAAACATTTGATGTTTCTGCCATTTATAATGGCAAACAATTAGTTCAATTTACTGCTAGTGCTTTTAATTATCTAAATACTTATACAACTGGGCAATATGTAGTACAAGCTGGCAATGTTTATAAATCTATTGCAGGGTCAGCAGCACACGCTTTTAACGCTTCTGAATGGACTTTAATATGTGAAGATAAAGCACTTTTTTACGTTACTTTACCAAATGATGAGTATGTTTATACTAATACATACAATGTAGGTGATATAGTATATTATAATAATTACGCTTATACATGTAATGTAAAATGTTCTAATATTCCCGTTACAAATGAATACTTTTGGACTAAGGGAAGTGCTTATACTATTACAGGTGTTTATCCAGATGATGATACTAAATGGACACAAGGAGATAACAGAAACCAACAGGTACTAATGTATTTATTGGACATCACTTTGTATCATTTGCATTCTCGTATTAACCCTCGTAACATTCCTGATTTAAGAAAAGAGCGTTATGATGGTAATAATGCTACTCAAAACGGTGGTGCTATTGCTTGGTTAAAACGTGTGGCTAGTGGAGATATAACAGCGGACTTGCCTCAAATATTACCAGAACAAGGTTTCTCAATAAGATACGGTTCTTCAGTTGCTAAACAAAATAATACTTACTAATGAAATTTTTTGGATACGATATAAATTTTAATAAAACTGAAAACATATCTGTTAATAGACCAAAGCAGGTAGATATAAACAGAACTATTAATAACCAAGTTCAACTTTATAGAAGTAGACAAGATATAAGCACATGGCGTTCAGCTTTAACAAGTGCTGAAAATATTTTATTTCCGCAAAGATTTAATTTATATAGAATTTACAAAGATGTTGAGTTAGACGCTCATATTTCGGCAGCAATTGCACAAAGGAAAGCCTTAACAATGTGTAAGGAATTTGAGGTTAAAATAAATGATGAAGAAGATGAAGAATTAACTAAACTTATTAAAGCAAAGTGGTTTCGAGATTTTGTGGATTTATCTTTAGATAGTATTTTTTGGGGACATTCTTTAATACAATTTGATTCTTTGGTAGATAATGAATTTAAATGCGTTGATTTAGTTCCTAGAGAATACGTTAAACCTGAATTTCATATAGTAACTGCTAATTATAGTGATGTAACAGGTACGGACTATTTAGAAAATCCATATCGTAATTGGTGTATAGGAGTTGGTAAAGATAGAGATTTAGGTCTATACAATAAATTAGTTCCTTTGTATTTATGGAAGAAAAATGCTATCGGTGCATGGGCTGAATTTGTTGAGGTGTTTGGTGTTCCAATTCGTATTGGTAAAACTAATGTAAGAGATGAACAAACACGCTCAAATATGGAAGGATTTTTAAAAGGATTAGGCGTTTCATCTTATGGCGTTTTTGATACTGATGACTTAATTGAAATAGTTGAAAGTGGACGCTCCGACGCTTATAATGTTTTTGATATGATGATACAAAGATGTAATTCTGAAATATCTAAACTAATATTATTACAAACAGGGACTTTAGATGAAAAGTCTTATGTAGGTTCTGCTGAAGTTCAAGAACGTGTTTTAAAAAAATTAGGATATTCAGATGAATATTTTATTGAAAGTGTTTTAAATTATCAATTAGTACCAATGCTTAATCGTTTAGGATTATTGCCAATAGGTGCTAAAATATGTGTAGAAGCTGAGGAGGATTTATCTTTAATAGAACAATCTAAAATTGATATTGAATTAATTAAAACAGGCAAATTTACATTTGAACCTGAATATTTAGATGAAAAATACGGTTCAGAGGTTATCCCTGTAGTCCCCGTACAAGATAATAATAGCATACAAAATATATCTAATTCATTAAATGATATTTATCAATAATGTGTTCAATTTGTGGTGTTCAAAATATAGCAACTTCAAAAATCAATTTATTTACTGATATTGAAATAAATGATATTATTTATTGGATTAAATCTAATATAGTTAGTGTTGATAATTTATATTATCCATTGTATTCTAAAACAGCAGAAGAATTAACAAAGTACATATATTTAGGTTATGGAAATAATATTGATGATTTTCAGGTAGGTTCAGTTGATTATGAAATGTTATTTTATTTAAGGGAAAATTTATATATTTTTTCAGCGGCAAAACAATATCAATTTATAAGAGAGGTTAATTCACTAAAAAAGATGATAACTTTGAAAATAATGCTAAAGAATTATATTTAAAGTATTATGAAACTTATTTATTTACTGAGTTAGATAGCACTGAGCAAGTAGGAATAAACGTAAAAAACTGGTTAAAGATAACTAATAATGGCTG